GCTGTTAGGGCCAAATAAAGCGTAGTACCTAGGTGTACCTGTGCTATTTGGCGTTGGGTAAGATTCACGTATAAAGTTAACGTCTTTGTTTAAAAGGTATGTGTATGAGCCGTCAGCGTTAATAACCGCTATAGAGTATGTAGCTAACCAGTCATCAGGGCAAGATAAATACTTATTGTTTGTTGTTAGCGTACCAACTACGTTTTTGCGCAAAGAAGGCAATTGCACTGAGTTGTATATGCGTGACTCAGCCTCCTTAATGAACAGAGGTATGTTTGAAACAAACAGTGATTCAGTATTCTCACTGTAATTCTGAATTGCCTGATTTAGCTCTACATAATTCATTACGCCATTGGACCTCTAGCCATAGTGCCTTTAGTAGCACATCCGTTACCGCGAGTTACAACGCCAGATGTCTTTACTTTTTCTACTTTACTGCCAATGCTTACATCCATGGCCTGTGTTTCAGGACCCACTTCTTGAGCAGAGCGCGCATTTGGATTTACGTTTCTATTGTCAGCCATGATATTAACCTTTATTTTGTGCAGCAATCTTAGCTAGACCACGGCCTAGTTTTTTCATGTCTGCATTAGTTTTGCCACCTTTGCTACCGGTGGATTTAGGACCTTTTTCAATGCCCACTGTAGGACCGGTATCGCCTAAGTTTTTACCTTCTGTTTTACCTTTTTTTGCTACGCCGTCTGCTGATTTTGTGTATGCCATTATATTACTCCTTAAGTTATTGTAACAGTACCTACTTGACCTTGTGATACTAAATCATTTGGGGTTAATCCATTGTCTCTAGCGCCGCCTACTGGATACCAGTTCCACTGAAACACCCTACTACCACCTTCTGGATTACCAAACGCATCTTGTGCATTTGTATCGTTATTCACAATTTGCAATCCGTTTTGTCCTGATACTTGATAACTTACATCAGGCCTTGGATTTCTAACGGCTTGTGGGTCATTAACTGGATACATACCCAATTGCAATTGCGGTTGGTCAGGGTTCCAGCATTCAGGACAAGCCAGTATATTAGTTATTTTAGTCTTAACTGTTAAAGGTTTTAATTGCTTTAACTTATATCTTTGACCACAAATATCGCACTCTGCAATGCTATGTTTAGCTGATGCAAAATTACTTGCCATACTTACCTCACATAACTCATGTTACGAGGCACTATACGCAATGGTGCTTTCTCTCTATCCTCTTGTGCTGCCAAATCAAACTGTTCGTTATACTCAGCTTTTAACATTACGCTTCTGTTTGGGTCTACGCCTGGAAGCTTCATGCTCAAATAGTACGCTAATCCTGCCACCATGCACGGTATAAAGCGGAACGGAATGTCTTGGACATAAACCCCTGTCCCAGCATCTTGAATGCGTCTAAGGCGGTAATACACGAATGTATACTGGTTTCCTGGAGCGCTTGGAGTAGGCCATACATTAATTGATGGTAAATTCTGAACAGACAATATATCGCCTATTGCATGAGTTGCTGCTGTTGTTCCGTTTTGACCACGGGCGCAATTAATTAATTGATTGCCAGAGACATTAGGATAGCTGATTGTTTCATTGCCTATTTTAACGAACCCAGCTGTGGCTAAATTAGCAGCATTGCTTACTGTAATTGTGGTATCTGTAGCAGATACTGCAGCTGCAACTGAAACACCTGTTTCAGACGTTTGACCAGATTGGCGGTTTATCCACACTTGGATAGGGCGGCCTTGGGTTAATTTGTTTGGAATAGTCATATAAGTTGGTTCTGATATACGACTAATAGTAATGTCTATTTGGTTTGTTGTGCCGTTGTTCTGACGGATTGTGCTATCCATTAGGTCTATGGTATCTACCGGCAATGGATAAATAGCTTGGCCTGTTACCATTGGTATTTGGCCTTGTTCTACTGTCCATAGGTTAATACCCTTATTTGCCCACTCAATAGTAAGCAAATTAAGACTGCGCCTTGCTGTACGGAAATCATAACCGGTGCGTAGCTCTAAGCCACAACGCTCAAACGCCTCTTCTATGAGGTCGTTTACATCAAGATTGAATGTGCTAATTCCTGTGGTTGCCATTATTTAGCTGTCTTTGCTGATTTAATAAAGTCTGCTTTTGTTGGTGCGCCTTTGCTACCAACCTTTCTCATCTTCTCGCCTGAGCCTGCAGCAATGCGCTTCTGTTTGGCATGGATGTTAGCATATAAACCAGGTTTTACCTGGCCGCCATCAGCGTACATTTCCACATTGTCTGGATTATCTGTTCTGTGAATTGTTTTACCTTTGGGCATTTTACTTGGTGATATGCATCCCATACCTCTACTTGCTCTCATTTTATATGCCCTCTTGTTTTTCCACGTTGCGCTATACCATCAGCCCTGCTTGATGCCGTTACTTTACCACCCTTTTTGAATGGTATTTCATAAGATATATTTGCTGAATCTATACCCTTTTTACCTTGGCCAACATTAGCGCCCAATGAAGCTTTTAATTTAGAGTCATTTTCAAACTTCTTAGAATACTCTGCATCTACTCTATCAATGCCTTTGTCTTTCCAGCCTTTGCCTTTTGCATAATGCCCTGATACGCCAACATGCATATCAGATGTTTCATCAATTGGCTGGTCATAGTTAACTGTACCGCTTGCAAATTTGCCATATTTATTTTTAGCGCCACCGGCAAAAGCTGATATTTTTTTCTTATCAGAATTTGAGTAGTCATCTAAGACATCTTGTAAGCTGTACTTATCCATTTAACACATGCGACCTTTAGTTTTACCGCGCTGTGCAATACCATCACCACGACTTGATGCAGATGATTTAACTGAGCCACCACGCTTCATACCCATAGGGTTGCTAGTGCTAAACCTAGAGCTTTCGTCTTTTGGCAAGTTAAATGAACGCTCTTCAATTGGAGCTGGGATATTTGTACGACTCATATCTGGACCAATAACTTCTGGGTTCATTCTGTCTACTGAACCAATGTTACCTAAGTCAGCTGCCGGGGCTTCTACAGTAACTTTTTCTGTAGTAATTTTTTTAGGTGTTTTCTTTGTTGTATCTTTTACAATTTCAGCTGTGCGGTTGACGCCTACATTTGCACCTTCTGTAATGTATTTACTTCTGTCTTCTTTTTTTGGTTTGTTTTTTAAGCTTGGATTAATTTCAGCTCTACGCTCATTTAATTTTTTCATTAAATGATTCATTCTGTCAGATAACGCCATGATTACACCATCCTTCCTCTAGTTTTACCTTTAGTAGCACATCCGTCCGCACGGGATGAAGCTGTGCCGCCTTTAGCCATTTTTTTGATACTACCACCACCCTTTTTATTTACCATGCTTTTAAGGGCCTCTCCTAGCGTATCTATAGGACTGTAATCTTCTTTGTCCTGTTTAATTGCGCTATCGTACATCTGTTCTTTTTTTACAAAAGCTTCAGGGTCTTTCTTGTACTCATTAGATAACTGCTTATCTTCAACTTGTTTTTTGGTAGGCAAAACAGCTTTGGGATACTTTTTATCATGGGCTTCTTTTTCATAGTCGCCAGTAGTTTTCCATTTTGCCGCTGCAAAATCTTTGTGAGCTTTATCTAATGCAGTAGCCATTATACAAACCGTCCTTTTGTTTTGCCTTTAGTTACACAGCCGTCCGCAGCTGCAACATAACCGCCTGTTCTCATTGAGGCACAGCCGCCTTTTTTAAGGCCTTTCATGTCTGTTTTTTTGCCCCCGTGCATTTGGTCGTCATGCATTTTGACTGCTTTTTTAATCATGGCCTTATCTTGCGCCATGTCCATTTTCATATCTTCTTTCATGTCTTCATGTTTCATAATATTTCCTTTATTAGCATTTCCATCGTCTTAACGATGCTGCTTTACGAGTAGGATTTCCATCTTCATCTTTCATTGGCCCTGGCATGCCGGACATACGCGCACAGAATGACTTCTTGCGAGGGCCGCCTTGAGGCTGTGGCGCCTTTAAGTTTGACCCTGTTTCTCTGTTGTACTTTTCACGGCCTTTAGCTGTAAGACCTGCCCCTTTTGATGTTGGCAATTTCTCACCACGACCTACTGATAAAACAGGTCCACCAGATTTGTGTCCTACATATTTGTTAAGGCTTACATTTGGCAGCTGCTTGTCGCCGCGATTGGTTTTTTGTTTGTTAATGGCGGGCTGTTTACCACCTTTACCAAAAGACTTTCCTTTATCGGCAGCATTAAACTCTTTGGCTACTTTAGTAGGAACGCCTACCTTTTTAGCAAACTCTGGGTTATGAGCTGCTGCAGCCATAAGTTTTGCTTGAGCTTTAGATACACTAGGCATGTTATTTAATCCAATGAGCTGAAAAATAATCTACAAAATAAAGGCCAAGTGCGCCCAATCCTGTAACAATAAGGCCAGTTAATGATTTATCTATCACTGCTTTACGAAATGCCGCTCTATCCGCTTCAGCTTTAATTGCCAATCTTACCCAGATAACTTCATCTGGGCTTAACGGATGTGAATCAGCAGCTTCTTGAAAAGCTTCTTTAATTATTGACAGTATTTCTTCTTTGGTTATGTTTGCCATTGTTGCCCCTAGCCAAACATAATTGTACTAAAAGTTACATTAGTTAAAGTTACAATTCCAATATCAGTAAGAGCTGAATTGCCACCAACTAAAATACCCTCTCCTGCAAATAACAAATTGTTTTGTACCGTTGCACTTGCTGGCGTATCTACTTGGACTAATAACTTGCCAGTAGATGCGTTATTAAGATTTATCTTAATAGAGCCTGCGGTAGCTGTTCCAACATAGTAGATGCTTTTAATACGACATCTTTTAATTGCTGCGCTTGTTCCTAAAACGCCAATTGAAAGATTTCCAGTAGTTGCTCCGCTTGGAGTAATGCTAGTAATAGTATCAAAATAGTTAGTTGAATACACTGTGGTTGCATTTGGACCTGTTACTACTTCTGTAGTAACTGTTCCAGTTTCTGTTCCCATAGCATGACCAACAATAGTAAACGTTCTACCACTGCTGTCGCCAACAGTTGTTATTGATACTTTATACCCAACACCATTTGGTCCTGCATTTGACTGTAACAATGTCAGTGCTGAAGAACCAGCTGAAGCTGCTGCCGCTCTGTAATAAGCAGCGTTAGTAGTAGGACTTATTGAGTAAATATCCGTTTGCATAGACATAATTAATCTCCTTAGATTAGAGCGTTAATTAAGCTGTACGTGTAAATGTATAAGCTGTTGCGCTTGCAAACATTAATGTAAAGCGGGCAATACCTGTAGCACCTGCTGCAATAGTCAAGTCACCAAAGCTACCAGCTGTGTCAGCCGCTGCAGAAGATAAAATGCCATTTACAGCTACTGCCATAGTTACAGTGCTTGCGCCTGCAGTGTTATCAACATACAAATCAAAAACAGTGCCTCGAACTGCGCCAAGTGCAGCACCAAGTAAAGTACCTGTAGGAAGTGTGATTGCTGTAGCTGCTGCTGATGTAGATGTAATATAACCTGTAGCTACTTGTGCTGCGGTTGCTGTGGCTGTAGCGTTAATTGCGGCGGTCGTAGCATGAGTGATTTTGCCAGTTCCTGCAATATTGCCTGTGATGTTGCCAGTTACGTTGCCAGTTAGATTACCAATAAAGCCATTTGTGGACGTGACTGGGCCGGAAAAGGTGGTTGATGCCATTTGAATTTCTCCATATAGAGTAAAGCTTAATAGTCTTATATGCGTCTGCCGGGACAGTCTACTAAGCCGGATTTAATATTCCCGGTTGATATAGCCTTTATACTACTTGTTTATATTAGTGTCAACTTAAATTGGGCGCAGATTTGGTAGTTATTTCATGTAACGCAGAAAGCCGAAAAACTCGTTACTTACTACATCCTCTGGTGTCGGCTTAACCGCCCGAAACAATAAAAAAGGGGACCGAAGCCCCCTCTTTATCTTACTAAGCGTTTATTAAGCGCCTTGTGAACCGTACATACCTAATGGGTCAGACCAGCCGAATGAATAACGCTCGCGTGATTTATAACGCACGTTACCTGTATCGAAGTCACCATCCATTGAGTTTTGCAACGGAGTACGAACAAAGTGTTTCATACCGTTTGGCACATCTGTTGTTAAGAACCAAGCATTTGTGTCAGTCAAGAAGTGGTTAATTGCGTAACCTTCTGGGATTGAACCATTGTTTTTCAATGCGTTGATGTCATTGTCAGCAGTACCTACACGTAACTCAGTTTCTAACAAGCGTGTTGCAACGAATTGCAATGCTGGTGGAACGATAAGTTTTTTAGGTTTAGCTGCAATCAACAAACCACGCTCATCAGTCCAAGCTGCGATTTGAATTACGGCTGCTTCTAGAGAAGTCTCAT